GGTTCATAATCTACGGTGCAAGCTATAAAGCACGAGGCCTGCGGGTCAATGTGTAAATTCGAACTATCGCTTTCTGTAATCGTCTTGAGTATATCAGGATGCGTCAATACTGACAAAATTTGGTCAGTGTCGAATGTGCGAAATGCTACAATTCTTTCCATCCTGTCAAAATTCCGGCGCTTGTTGTCTTAATGTACAGTGTATCTGTCAAAATATTGGCGCACAAGCTAAACCGTGGTGCATCTAATACGCCTTCTGGTAATCCTTCCAGCTCATAACCGTTAATCTGTCGCGTGATAGCCTCGCACCAAGCAGAAAACCTTTGCTCAGGTAATCCGCCGGATGTGATTTGCAGCTGCCGGCTTGGCGGAATTACCTTGTTATCTGCCACCGCTGAAATCTCCGATTAAGCCGATAACGACCAGCTTTGCGTCGTCTGCATAGTCGAATCGATACACCCGAGCATTACGGCACAAGCCAAGACGATTCCACGTAGGCTGTACGGTGCACTCGCCAATCTTGCCGATTGAGCGCGTTACCTCGTTATTAAACGTCTTACCGCCATCATCGCTGTACGACATATCAATCGTAGGACCACGGTCTAAAACCGTATTGGTGCCAGCCTCAACGATTAGCTGCACTGAACTCCAGAAGGTTGCGCCTCCGACATTGTTGAATGGCCCTGCTGAGAATCTTCGCCGGATGTACTCGCCAAATTCCGTATAAGTGTCAAGAGACAATACGCCAATTCGCCCGCTCCTGTAGTCAGCAACAAAGAAACGCCCGTAAGCCTGCACGACGCAATTAGCTCGCCATCTGGTTTGTTCTGAGTTAATAAACGATTTGCGCTCATGCCAGATAGGTTTCTGCGCAAGCTGAGATGCTTTTGCGTCATAAACAATACAGGTATCTGGCAAAATCCAACCGGCGAATACCGCGCCATTTTGGGAATACTGAAACCCGATAATGTCTTGAATTTCTTCTTGCGTGTATCTCAGCAGTAAAGACTCAATGGATGCCGTAGAAATCTTGTCAAAGTTGTTGCCACTGTATTGGTAGATAGCAGCCTGCCCACCGATGTCGTTACCAACGAAGCAGAAAGTATTGCCGGTATCAACGATGGAGTTTTTGGCCTTAATGCCGATTGGCAAGATGTAACCGGCAATTCGCTGATAAGGAAAGTTCAAAGCACCAACGTTTTGCCAGCCCTCCGTCGTCTCGCTACCGCCGATAAACAACTGACCACGGCTAACATGAATGCCAGTAATATCGTCAGGGTCTGCCTCTGCCTCTGCGAAATCAATTCCTGAATAAGTTAACCCATCGTTTAACGCGCTGTTAAACACGTTTTTAGCGGCTTGGTGGATGAAGTAACCATCTGCATAGACAACCTGCTGAGATGGCCCTAAATCGTTATACGCTGCGCTTGTGATGGTTTTTAACGTGCCTGATGCGCGGTTAAAGATGTAGCCCTTAATTCCTGGCACTACAATACAAAGCTGGTCGCCGTTATCCGCCATCGACACATAGTCAGCGCCATCAATCTCGCCAAGGTCTGTTGTGGTGTAAGACTCGATGCCGTCAACAGAAACCAACCGATTCAACCGAAATAACCGCTGCCCGCAAACAAAGTAAGGCACGCCAGCCATGACATGAGCGCCACGGCTTTTATTGGCTGAACCGGTGTTTAATATCTCGATAATGCCGGGTGTCGGAAATAGTTGCGCTTTCGTGTACGCAGCAGTCTCAGGAATGGACACGTACATATTTGTACACTCCTGAGCTGCCACCGGAATGCTTGACGAAATGTAAAAACCTGTAGCGATTGGCAATTCGGTTCGCATCCTACCCCCTGTAAAGTTCAACAACCATTGGGTCTGCGTCGTTATCAAACGCTAAGTTGTCGTTAAGCATTTCATCAGCTTTCGCTTTCAGAAGCATTTGCCGGTCTTGCTCTACGCCGTACTCGTCCATGATGCGAGTTGCCAACATATAAGCCAAGCACTCCTGCCATTCATCAGGGAATTGCGGCGCATCGATGTTGGTAATCATCGTTTCAATTGGCTCGACATAGGTCATGCGTAATACATTTAGACTGCTTTGCGCTGTGGGCCATACGTACAACTCACCAGCAGTTAATTGAGGAGAGTAGTAATAGTTACTTGTCTGTCCCTGCGTGGCTTTGTCAGGCTGGTCGAAATACTCTTTCCTGCTAAATGTCTCCAGCGGGATTTCTGAATCAGTAATTGACCAAGCAGACTGCGCGTTAAGGATGCGCAACGGTCTATCGATGATGTCGGTGTATACATAGACTCGCGCCGATGCGTTAGCGTCAGCAGTTAATGCTGATGACAGTGTGATTGTTGTTCCGGTAGACGATACAGATGCAGCGGTCCAGAAAAACGAGTTGTCAGTTAACTGGATGCCAACGGAATTACCATTGACCACATTCAGCGCGCCAGACAACACGATTGACGTCGCGCCGGTTGCTGTATATCCAGATAATGTTTGCGTGCGCAAATCATCACGCGAAACAACGCGATCACCAGCAGGACCGCATTTGTAAAACTGCTTGCCTTGCTCCATCAAAACAACAGCCTGCTTCATTGTCCACAGGTTGTTGTAGTTGGTCTGGATATGCAGAATCATCTGGTTAAACGCTTCTAGCGCGTCGTTTCTATCGTCATCCTGCAGCGGCTGGTTTCTGTCCAGCACCCTGACTAGGCGCAAAGCCTTCTTGATGATTGTTAATGCTGTTGTTGACACGGCTGTTCCTTATTGCTTAAGACTGTGCGCCAATGATAACGCCATCAGTATCAGAGGTTGGCTCGCTGCTTTTTGTTCTCAAACGACCTGATGAGTCAAGCCAGAATCGGTAAACACCCAGCTTCAGTTTGGATGGTGAGTCCCACTCTGATTCGTAATCTCCAAGTATTTCGCCATCTAAGTCACTTGTTGGAACGCCGTTCTTGCTGCGAACTTTTAGGTTGGTGTCAATCCAAACATACTGAGAGCCTATTTTTGATGGCAAGCCATCCCATGCACCATCTCCAAGAGTAGGAACTCCTGTTGCACCGCTAAATGATATTGATGCGATGGTTTCTCCTGACTTGCGGAATTCTAAGTCACCATTTGTTCTAGTGAAATCCAAAAACCATTTGTCAGTAACTCCCTCTTTCCATGATGCGCGACAGAATTTATTTGTGGCAGTCCTACTAAACGTCAGGTATGTATTATCCTCAAACGTGATTGCAGGCTGTGAATTCTTTGCGTCAAATACCGTGCCTTCCGTGCGATTATCCATGCGTTGAAATGGGAAGAATCCGCTGCGGTTGTCAACCAATGATGCACGAGTGCCGCTGTAATACGCTGAGCCTTCAGCTGGGTTGTCCAGAAGATACAGATAACTAAACCGGTCCTCAATATCAAGCAGCGTGATAAATTTCCATGTAACGCCATTGCGCAAAGTCCCGCTAGCTGCAGCTACACCATTTTGAAAAACCGCCTTTCTAAACTGGCAGTTGAGGATTGCAGCCTTAGAACATGAGCTGAATACATAGTCTTGAACGGTTACGCGAGTGGTGCCTTTGGTTGTGTATAGACCAACGTCGCACCCTTCAAACTGAATGCCGCTAAAGCTAGGGTTTCTCATTTCACTCGTGATACAGCCGAAGCGACCTGATACAACAATCTCGCCAGCAGAAAGAGTGATTGGTCTATCAAGAGTTAAGTCATTTCCGGAGATTGAGCGAATAATCGCAATCTGCATGGTGTTTGTTCTGCCAACAACAACAGCGCGACCAACTTGCATATTGGTTGAGCTTGCAACTGTTAAGACGTTTCCGGCTGTCGACACAACCGTAGTCTCGCCATAAGAGTCTTGGCCGGTTGAAACGTAGAATCCGCCTTGTGAGCCAAGGAATTTGCCGCCAAACTTAAAGTTGTTATTGCCTGACCCGCCAGCGCCACGAAAGCCAACAAGACCGACAGAGTTATATCTGAACAAACCTTGCAGCTCGAATGAGTCAGACTGAGGGCCGCTGATTACGTCCATACCTATACCGGTAAACCCGTAAACTTCAATATCACCAATAACTTCAAACGGCGCGATCAACTTGATACCGTCGCCTTTTTTCGATACTTGTGCGCCAGTCGTGAAATCTGAGCTAGTCAGCCTGAATCTGCGAAACTCGGAGCGCACAGCTTTGTCTAGAGTAACCAAGGGCGGAGCACCATCTGCCCTGTCAACAATGTTGATCACTTCAATGTCAACAAATGCCAAGCCGCCAATTGTGCTAGAGCCGCCATCCCACGCTGCAGTCAATACGTCCAGCGTCGTTGACTTGTTGACTAAGAAAGATGCACCTGCAATACCTTCAACCTGAATGTTGAACTTGGAAACGACAAGGCTTTGAACGTGGTATCTGCCTGGAGGAAAAAACACAATCCCGCCGTAGCCGATTTTTGTATTGTCTACGTTGTAGGCTGGGTTTTCTTGGATGGTATTGATAGCAGCTTGAGCCGCATTGCTATCATCAAAGTTTAAATAATCACCAATAGCGCCAAACCAAGTAACGTCATACATGCCGTCAACGTCTAGACGCACATAGCAACCCGAGCCTGAGCCTGTCCAGTTTAAAAATGTTGGCAAATCAGATTGCAACCCACTCCACGCTGCGACAGCTTCCAAGGTGATAACGGTGCCGCCGTTATGCAGCGTTTTTGACATGCTTGGAACGTAAATAAACTTGCCGCCGCCAGTGTCGCCGTTCGCATAAAATCCAATCACATTATAAACCGTGTCAGTCTGCGGGCTGGTTGGTAGAGACTTTAAACTGGCAACGCTGGTGTCAATCAACTGATTAACAGACGCAACCAAGCCCTGACCAGACGCGCTAAATGGCGGAACTGCCGGAGGCGGAAACGGGAGTGATGTTAGTTTAGAGATTGGCATTAATTATTGCTCCGTTATCGAATATCGCGCCTGTTGTAATTATCCTGCCAGCTTCGTCAGTAACAAAGCCGCTGTATTGCAAAAATGGGCTAGGCGGTGCGTAGAATGTCAAATCATTGTCGTTTTCTGACTCTGGACGAGCAATATCAACCGCTTGCCGGTCAGATTTACCGCGAATGTTTAGCTGTTGATGTTTTGGATCGAAGCACTCAGAGCAAGCTAGCAGGTTATTCCACTGCAGGCGTGTTTCTGAGCGCATATAGGTTAACCCGCACAAGTCGCATAACACCTTGTGGCCTCCAGGTACATAACGGCGAGCGCGGGTTTGAGTCATCAGAATTCCTCAACGACATTCACTAAGCCGGTGCCAGTGCCGCTAAACTCCAGCGCTGTGCATGGCTGAGAAATAACGCCTGTTGCATTTGCGGCGATAGTCAAAACACCGGCAAACGGGTCTGAATACGTCACTGCGCCTTGCTGGATTTTACCGGCTGTGAGCTTTACAGTGAGATTCGCTCCAGTCAGGTTTTGAATCGTCATGCTGTCAATTGTGGCGCGATGGTTTACAGGATAATAAACCGCCGCTGCCGTTGGCTTGGTAATGCTACGCTGAGCCATGACTTACCCCTTACAGCACGTTAGCGCAGATTGCGGTCACGATTGCACGGCCTTGGAATTCGGCAAAGTTCGCTGAGCCAAGAGTGTAGGTAAACTTGTTATTTGCAGTAGTCACCGGAATGGCAGCAACGATAGGTGAGCCGACGGCGCCAGTTGCCGCAACAGATGTAGCCGCCATGACGTTAGCTGCCGCACCACCAATGCCGACACTGACTGTCTTGGTTGTGCCGGTAGCTTCTGCGACATCAACGACAATAACAGCGCTGATGATTTGCAGCCATTTAGTACCAGCTTCAACAACGGTAGTCTGAGCTGCGCCAGATGCAACGCGAGTTAACGGAATCTCAAAAGTCTTGATGAAGGTGTCTACGGTGTTTGTAGTGTTTGTTTGATTGTCGCGCTGCTGCAGTGGACCCTGCAAGCCGACGTTATTAAAACGAGTTTGACGATATTTAGCCATTTTTATACCTCACTGATTACCAGCACGCCGACATGGCGCAAGGTCACAACGAGTATATACCGCCAGTATTTTTGCGTCAAAGTTTTGGCGCTTTACTTTTGCGGCTTTCCTTCGTCATAGTCTCCGCGCTTTACTCGCTTATACCATGCGTACAGAATGAAGCATCGCTCGATAAATAGAAGAAGTAATGCAAGGAATGAGACGGTATCTACCCACGGGAATTCTGATACAGCCTGAATGACGTCATGTACCGGCGATGGAAGGTAATCTCTAATGTTGTAAACTGCAGATGTACCTCCAGCGGCGGTCACAATCTTGTGCTGAATGCTCCCTAAATACGTCGGTAGGTCATGTATCATCTGTTCGGTTAGATGCTTTAGATTCACGCGCAGCCTCGTTGGCAATAATAGATTTAACTTTCTTTGCGCAATGATAGCCTAAAAATCCTACGACAAAAAGCAGTAGCACGCATTCTGTAGATGTTGGCACCTTGTTTACCTCCATTGCTCAGCAAGTGAGCCAACAAATACGCATTGATTGCGGTGATTATGTATGGCTGGATAACGTCAAAATAAGCATTAACCTCAATATGATAGTAGATTGCTTGGTCTACCGCACCTATAAAGTATACGAAACCGAAACACAAGAAAGCCTTACGGAATTGTGATGAAAGATTGATATTGGATATTGATGCGACGAAAAATAGGACTGATGTAGTTAGGAAGTCTGGAAAGTTGTACGGAGAGATTGCTTGAACTAGCGTGTAAATTACTAAGCAAGCAACCATGATAAAAGCATGCTTGTTGCGGATGCTGACTAAGCACCAAACAACAAGCATGGCTATTGTAAAATTACTTATTTCTAGGCCGTTTAGACTTAGCATTTGGCTTCTTATCTTTTGGATTGGTGTCTGTGCCGGTCATTGATTTACTCCTGTTTTGATGGAGCGCTTAGGTTATCACAAAATAAAAAACCCACCAACAGCATAAACCATTGGTGGGATTTACGTGGTCAGACCACTAGCACGGTTTTCGTTTAGCTGGTCTGCGCCCTTTGGCTGGCATTTCTTTGGCTGGTTTTTTGTCTTTCATGTTTACTCCTGTTGATACAAGTAATCTCTGCTCCTGTAAATGCTAATCTGAGCACTAGGCGCAATCGGCACACCATAAGCCTGAAGCGCAGCGCTAGGCGTTGACGGCATCAAGTCGCCTGAGTTGTCACCGGTTGAGCTCCTGGCAAACATTGATCGCAGCTTTATCCCTTTGTCCAAAAACAGCGTCGAGAAGTCAAAGAAAACATCGTTTTCTGTCGAGTTGTCTAGCCTTACATCAATTGAGTTGCCGAGAATATTCCACACTACGCCACCATCTAGGCTTATTTCAACCCAAAAGAAGATGGACGAAATGCCAGATGCGCCAGTTCTGCCGACACGCAATCGGCTTTTGATAAACAATGGCCCAGTTTGCAGCACCGTTAAGTTGCCAATAGCATCAATAGCAACAATGCCGCTTGGTGACGTTGCGGGCGCGCCATACTTCACTTGTTTAGGCGTGTCTATCGGCGCACCTGACTGCATAGTGGCATCAGTAAAAGACACTTCCAGCGTCGAGCCTGCACGTCCGTTGAACATCTTTTGGCTAATTAGCCTTGGCAACTGCGTGTAGTTCTCGCCGTTGATTCGTGTCTTTTGGTTCATATCGCACCACTCAAATTACGCATCAGGCATTGTAAATGTAAACGATGTAACAGCAACCGGCTGACCTGATGTCACTGTGGTATTTGTCACGATACAGTCAGCGCCTGAGCCTGACAAACCTACAGAGCCTTGAACTTGCGCAGTGCCCGCCTTTACAACTCGACAGAACGTAGCTGTGCCGGTGGCTGAGCCGTTAACTGTCGTGATTGCGTTGGCTGTGATTGTGCCAGATGACGCAGCGCCAAAACCTGTCAATGTATGCGTAGATAGTACGGTATTGCCAGACAATGCAGCCTTAGCGTTAGCTGGTGGCGTACCTGAGTACAAAATAAACTCATCAGTACCAATAGTTGTTGTTACCTGATTTGCCATTGCGTTTTGTAAAATTAAACCTAATGTGATCGCCATTTTTATTCCTCGTCTCTTGCTCTGTTGACTTCGCCTTGTTTTAAGCCAAGAGCGCGTTGCTGGATAATGTACCACTCCGGAACGATAACGACCGGTGGCACGTATTCATTGTTTCTGTTTTCTTCTGCGCGTCGTGCGTTTACTAATGCTTGCTTTAGCGCAAGTGGATCACCTGCAGGCTCAGGCACTTGGATGGTCATTGCCGCTTGCATTCTTAATCTCGGCAATGTGCCAGAGAATGCAACTAGCGGTGGCGGCAGTGATACCGTTGCTGAGATAGACGCTCTGAGTTTCGGCAGTGCCCCTGCGAAAGATAAGCTATTCGGTGCAGCACTAACTGTCGCTGATATACTCGCTCTTAACTTTGGAAGCGTGCCGCTGAAAGATAAGCTATCTGTGCCAGTGCTGACTGTTGCGCTGATGCTTGCTCTAAGTTTTGGCAGCGTACCGGCGAATGAAGCATTAACGCCAATTGTTGTATCGGCTGATATTGCGGCAGTTAACTTGGGAAGCGTTGCACTAAACGATGCACTGATACCACTCGATACTGTCGCTGAAATAGCTGCGGTTAGTTTTGGTAAGGTTCCGGCAAATGTTGCAGACGGGCCAAAGCCGCCCCAGTTATCTGCGTCTGTTGCGCCAAATCCATCAAGTGTGCCTTGGTTGCTTCCGCTCGTTGTTGGCAGAGTTAAGCCTGTGCCGCCGGATAGGCTTGCGTCGTATTCCTGGCTGTTGGTTAAGCCGGTGATGGCAATGATTTCCATATCGCCGACAAGGTAAACTGTGTTGGTGCTGCTAGACCGTCCAAGCTGGTTTAAGCCGTTTGTACCGCTGGTCCACAACTGAGCCGTTGTATACGTGCCGCTTTCGCCGGTTGGAGTTCCGGTTAAGTTGTTGAATATGTCCCACGCGCCAGTTCCGGCAGTATGGCTTAATGTGTAGTCAAACTGAACGCCGCTAGTGATAAGTGCAGATGTCGAGCCATATAGGTTTGTGCCGCTACGATATACCCGAATCTGACCTGATGAGTTAACAACAAGACCGTTTGAGCCGGTTGCTTGAGATGTACCAATGAAGCCAGCAATACCGCTTGCAGGCACTGTGATGCCGTTAGGGCCAGACCTGATGCGAAAGCTGTATGTAGATGTGCCTGCGTTACCGGTAATCGCTGTGGCAATAGTTACCCGCCTGCCGGTTGCGAATATGATGTAACCCATTGCTTCAGCGTCCTATTTTACAGCAAAGAAAATGGGCGACTTTCGCCGCCCACCATTGTTACGCAGTACCAGCGGTGCCGTAAAGGCCGCGAGGGTCAGACCAGCCAGCAGAGTAGCGCTCAGTCGCTTTAAAGCGAGCATTGCCACTCAGGAAGCTGTTGTCTTCACCGAAATCAATCGCACGACGCATCATGTGCTGCAAGCCATACATTGCATCAGTTTTAATCCACCAAGCGTCTGCAGAGGTCAGGTAGTGGTTAACTACGACTTCAGACAGCATGCCGGTAGACTTGATTGCATTGATAGCGTTGTTTGCAGTGTCATTCTGCAGCGTTGATTTCAGAATGCGCTCAGCTTCGAATTGCAGGTCAACTGGGATAATCAGTTTTTTACCTTGCAGCTTGATTTTTAAGCCGCGAGAATCAACTGCTTTACCAATTTGGATCAGCATGTCCTCAATAGAGGCTTCTGATAAATCCGCGTCGATTGCTAAACGGTTACTGAACGTGCCGCCTGAAGGGCCAAGCGGGTGAGCAGTAGAGTTCAGTGATTGACCATCGCCATCAACCATAGTGAAAGCGCTGTTGAATGCGCGATTCAGGATGTTGGCGTGGAAAATCTCTTTGGTCTGCTGCATCGAGAACGCCAGCATACGAGCTTTCTTGTTCATAACGCCGTACAGCTCATCTTCTAACGCTTCTTCAGTCACTACGAAGCCTTTACCCACTGTTACGTGGTTGTACTTTGGTGCAAATGATTGCCGGAAGTCGTCGAACGCAACGTCAGAACCTTCAGCCTTAACTGCCGCCAAGCCGAAACCTTCAATCATCTGGTCGATTTCGAAAGCCTTTTTCGAGGTTTCTTTATCGAAGATTTTTGACCATTCTTCTGGGTGCTTGTCGTAAGTCTGGCCAAAGACCGACTTTAAACCATCTTGTAATAGACGGGGAAAATTACCACGTGTAATAGTACCAGCCATGACTTATACCCCCGTCGCTGATTGGTTGTTGATAGAAACGAGTGCGCGGTTGCCCAACACACCGTTAGCGTCTGGCAGTAACTGTTGCACACGTAATTGCAGTGTTGCAGTGGTGTTTTTGCCAGTTGCGTTGATGACCATGTTGCTGATGTCTAACAAGCCGCTGTTAGTTGCTGCGGTGAATGTAGAGTCAACGTTCAGGCCAACGTCAGTAACCAGCAATGGACCGTTAGCTACCGGAGCTTCCATCCACAGCGCAGGGTCGCACTGTACGTACAGATAGCCAGCGGTGCCAGCAGGTAAGCCGGTACGGCTTAGTGCTTCGCCTGCAACTCGATAATCAACAGATGCAACGACGCCAAAAACTTGTTGGCCGGTTGCGGTTAAAGCGTCAACAGCTGCAGTGCCTTCGGCGTCAGCGGTGCCAGTTGCGCGGACTAAATCGCCAGGTGCGATCAATGTAGCGTGTGCAGCATCAACATAAACACGGCGAACCTTGCCCGCATTTTCTGATGTGTTGCCACCCGCATTATATACGGAGTAACCCATGTTTAAACCCTCGTGAGTTTGTCAAATTGAGATTGTTTGGTTTTGCTCGTTGCCAATAATGCAGAATGCACGGCGAGCTATTGTGGTCTCTAGATGTCATACTCGCGCTGGGCAACGCGTTTCTGCCCGTCGGGAATATAATCAGGCACTGCGCCTGAGGTGTTTAAGGTCTCTACTTTTTCGCCTGTTTGCTCGTTGACTTTGTTTTGTCCACGAACGAAATCTTCTTGGTAGTACGATTGCGGAATGCGCATTAACAGCATCTCTGAGCCGTTTTTGTGCGCTCGCACCTCGCCACCTTCCGCATTTAAGACTGGTTCGTACCAAGCGCGCTTTGCTTGCTCGATGCGACCTTCTTGTTTTGCGTTAAACCAGCGATAATGATAGCCCGCCTCTTGCTGATATGCAAGAATTTCACTCTGAGCCATTGACACGCGCTCAGTTTTGCGCTCATCGCGTTGTGTTTCAGCTTTATTTGCTGCTGCTTCTGTACTGCGTGGACGTCCTACCATGATTAAGCTCTCCGGCTGTCTTTGACAGCTTTAAGGAATGATTTCTTGTCACCGAACATTGATTCTCCAAACGAGTTCCACTGATGTTTTTCATCAGGTGACAGGTCAGCCCAAGTTAATTCGCCACTAGAGCTAACGCGACCAGACTTTGAATCAGTCATTGGCGCCTTGTCTCGGTTTGGATTCACTGCCGGTTTTGTTGGGAATTTGCTGGTGATTTCTTGTTGCAATAACTGCAGGCGCTGATTGACATCTGGCACGCTGGTCAACAGCTGCTGATATGCGCGGCGTGCGTATTCGGCTTTAGCAAAGTCAGGACTCAGTGGGTCAGTAACTGAAATCCATGAGTTGTTGCGCTCAAAGTCAGCTTCTACTGCAAGCTCGTCTTGTGACGGGCCTTGTTGCTGTGGCTGCTGGATTTGCTGCTGAATGTTAACCTGCGTAATCGCATTGTTCATCAGCTGGCTGTCTAGCTTCTCAACTGCATCTACGTCGCCGTAGTTGATAGCTTGCCGACGCTCAAACTTCAGCTTTTCATTCTCTTGCTGCAGGTTTTGCAATTGGATTTGCGCCTGCATTTGAGCTAGCTTCTGAACGTTTTGCACGCGCTCAGTAAACGTCTTTTCCAGATTTTTCAGCTCTCGACTTTGGCGGATTAACTCGCCTTTGTCGTTAAAGTGTTTGGCGTTAACCCAATCGTCTGGATTCTTGCCTTGCTCAACCCATTCAGATTTGCTAGTCCAGCCGTGCTGTCTGGCTTTGGATTCTTCAGGGTCTGGCGCCGCCTCTTCCTGCTGCAGTTCAGGCTCGCTGTCCGTTTCTAGCTTATCTTCAGGCTCTGGCTTTACATCTTCAGGCTCAAGACCAAACGCTGAGCGGATAGCTTCATCCTGGTGAGAGCTGGACGATTCGGTGATTTCTTCTTGGTAATCGCTCATTCTGCAACCTCATACATTGAGTTGAACTCACCCTCTAAGAATACTGAGAATGCGCCATTCCGCTTGATGAAGTAGCTGCCGACTGCGACAGGACCCCACTTACATCCGTCAAAGTAGAGCAGTCCGGTGTGGTCTGAAAAAACTACGTTTTTATCTGTAAGCTCAAATAAATCGTCGTAGTTTTCTCCAGTCCACTGAGTGGCATTGATAAATGCGTTTTTCCTGATATATCTCATTATTCCACCTTGCAAATGATGTGCTGGTCAGTGATTAAGCGTAGCTTAGTCTTGCGCCCTGCCGCTTGTGGTCTCTTGCCGTCGTAGCTCAGGAATTCAACCTTATCGCCCACCTTCACACCCCAATCTTCAGGTGAGTTGCAGCCGCAGGACAACCCCTTAAACGCCATTGGGCCAAATGCCTTAATGTGGCCAGTTGACACAGCCTCATCCATACGGTCAGCAATCTCTGCTGTAGCTAAGACAATGCCGCCATTAGATTTAACTTCTGGCTCGTCTGTTTCGATGAGCACGAAATATCCGGTAGGGTTAATCATTTGCTATTCCCCTCATCAAATGCCAAATAGCGCTCAAGCAAGCCGATAACCTGCGGGCATGTGACAGCTGCGCCGGATTCTTTCTGGTTGTAGAGTTCCATTTGAAGTGTGGAGAATAGATGTTTCGTGATGGGATGGTTGTGCCAAACTTGCCAAACTTCTTCCGGTTGGGTGAAGTCGTTTATTTCGTGACGCTTGCGGTCTATTAGTGCGTCGATACCTAGCGGGTCGGTCATATCTTTGGTCTCTTTGTCTATGGGGAATCTTTGTGTCAATATTTTGGCGCAGCGTCAAATAATTGTCAAGCTGTGGTCGGACCACGTTAGATGTAGAGGTGTGATATGGTGCGGTTTTAATTGGAGGGAATTATGGAATTTTTATTTGCTTTTATTTTTACCGCTTTGTCGCTGTGCGTTCTGGGATTATGGCTAATTCTTTTTGATTGGCTTTACGCTAGATACCGACACTCCAATTCCGTCATCGACAAATCACTTGTTGCTGCGCACGTAATATTTACAATATCTTTTTTTGCAGCTTGTTTTGCCTCTAGGTAATGATTATGAGCAAATCCTATGATGTTTATATGTGCAGAGGGTCAAATCAAGCCGATGATTACGAAATGGCATTCAAAGCTATGGTGCAGGAGGTTATGGACAGAGGAGGCTATGGTGGAAACTCACCTATTATAAATGTGTGGCTTGAAGCCTCTTGGCAGCGCAGAGTTAGGCAGATGGAGAAAGAGGCTAAAATAGGTAAGCTTGACGTAGAGCAAGCAAGAAAGCGAATGATGGATAATCTTAATGCAGGAATTAATATAAACAGAGCGTTTTCTTTGGTTGATGGCAGCGGAAATCTTGCTACGTTTAAAGAGGCAGAGAGACAGCTATCTGACGCCGAGTTGTTGAGGTCTTCGCCATTCGACAGAATGCCAAGCAAGATTGAAATGCAGGGAATGAAGGAGATATTCAAGCGTGAGTATTGCTCAAGTGACAAAAAAGGGGCGTAAGCCCCTTTCTACATCTCTTCACGCTCAGGCTCTCTGCCTATCTGCGCAGCCTCCGCTAAGGTCTTAATCTCTTGTGCATTCTTCAGTCCGGCATCAGCTTGATTGCGCTCAGCTTCTGATTCCAACTTAGCAACCTGCACTGCGAGATTGTCATTACCTTCTTTCAGCTTCCGTTGCAGCTCTTGTTGGTCTAGCTGCAGTTTCATCCTGTTAATCTCAAGCTCTGCCATCTTGATTTCATGCTGCTTGGTCAGTAGGTCGTTATTCTGCTGCTGTAGCTGCATGTTCATCTGTTCGACCTGTAGGCGCTCCTGCTCCATCGCCATCATCTGCGGGTCTTGCTGTGGTTGTTGCAGAAGTTTTGGCAATAGCTCGGTTTCTCCAATGGTATTCAACACGCGCTCAGCAATAGCAATCTTGGCAGGCGTTGGTGCGTCAAAGATTGGCAACAGCTCAAGCAATACCGTTGCCGTTTGCATCTGTTGCATTTGACTTGATTTGCTTGCGTCTGCGGTTGGCTCAATGTCATAGCCTTGGCGCGTGAAGTCTTGCTGATAGTCAGCTTGCGGGTCGTCTAAAACCTGTTGATACAACTGCGGGTCTGTGTACTTAGCATTTAGGTCAAACATCTTGCTGAATTCTTCAGACATCGACCGTAACACGCGACCAATCAGAGTTGTGGTTGGCATCATCTTCTCTTGCAGAATGCCAAGCGTGGTCGCTGCAGGGGCGTTAGGTGCAATAGTGCCTTCGAGATTGACAATGGCAGTCATGTTGCGAGCTTCTGCCTTGGTCATTTCATTGAGTTGCATCAATCCGGCAGATGGCTCACGGAATTGGTTGAACAGCAGGCCGTTTTTAAGTACGTCTGCAGGCACATCAACTTGCGTAATTTCGCCAGGCTTCATGCGCATAGGCGTTTTGTTTTGGCGGAACTCTTTTGACTTGTATCCGGACGGAAGGTTTGCCAAAGAGCCAGCATCAATCAGCTGGTTTGTTGTCGTGTTGATAAGCTCTGACTGTGACGCTAACAGATGGCAGTATCCCCAGTTGAGGAATGTGCCATCAGGTGCAACAACGAAACCGTATTTAGTGATTAATCCAGTTGGCTTGATTTTGACAATCTGCATTTTTCCGTAAACTGCATCATCGACTTCGGACATCAGCTTGTCTTCAGTCATTGTTTCAGCATCTTCCGGCTGCATCTGCAGTACTTCTTGAAGCTTCTCTTGCGCCACCTGCTGTCTAATCTGTGGCTCAATCTGATTCAGTGGCGCAACCACACCATCCTGAACTTTAACCAAGATTGATGACTTGTCAAAGCGAGCAACGATACGCGCAACCATGCCCGATTGCTTGTGTACCGTGACAATATAAGGCTCTGCGTACCCGTCATCATCTAAGTCAATCGATGTGCATTGCTCAATGAAGTTGTCAGTGATTTCCTGCTTTCCAGCCTCATCGCCATCCTCGTTGTCTTTGTCGTCGTCATTCTGATTGTAGTCTTGGTCAATCCAAATGCCTGCACGAATGCGTTCTTCTATCTCGTTGTCAGTGTAGTTTTTGCACTCAGTAAACCGAGTCATTGCTGACATCGATTTCTCATTCTGATTGACAGCGAAGTTAGGGTAAAAGATTGGATAGCTGACGTTCTTCCCTTCAGTCGGGTCGAAGAATGTTTTCTTAAAGAATGCGCCACAAGCGGCTAATGCGTAAAGCGCCTGCTCCTGCTCATCGCGCCACTCTTTCATCTCGTAGTTGAACTGCCAGTTCATAAACTTAGCGACGCGAGTCATACGCATGTTCTTTTCTTCTGACTCGACGCCGGTTAAGCAGCCTTTGACCAAGGCTTTCTCTGACAGAATCTCACTCGCAACACGGTCTCCAAAGCTAATAACCGCCTCATAAATCAGGCTAGACTTGTAGTTACTCGCGCCGTCCCACGGAAACGATTTTGGCGCGTCAGCTGGCTTGGCAATGCGCATACCTCGGTCAACAGCTTTAGACCAATCAGACATAGAGTCACGGTCTTTACCGTAGTCCTCGCAGACTTTCTCGCCGATTTTCTTTAAGCGGTCTTCGCTAACGTCCTCAGCAATATTCGGGTTGTCGATGTAAGATAGTAACTGGCGCATTTGTCAAGCCCTTTGGAGTTTTGGTTAGTATAGCGCAGTGGTCGGAGCAGTGAAAGCGTGGTGTTTGTGGTATGGTGAATTGGGTTTAATTGGAGATGAAAATGAACTACGAAGAGCAAATAGCCGAGCTGGAAAAGCAGCAGGATGACATAGAGGATAAAATACTCAGAATCATCGAATTGAAAGAGTCAGAAAAAATAGATTTGCGCGAAGGAGATCGCGTTTTAATCCTTCGCACAGATGCAACTGCTGAGGTTGTATCGTGCAAAGCTGTCGCCGAGACTTTTAGAGGCGACAGGTCAGTGCAGATAATTGTTATGTGCAAAACACACTCAGGGAAGACTCATGAGCTGCAGCGTCGTGAGGTGGAAAAACTCTAGTAACCAAGACTACCAGCAGCGCTAATGTGGCGCTCAAAGTATTCTTCTTGCTCATAAATATCGGGGATTTCCATTGCCATCATTACGCAATCTGCCATGTTTGGTGATGCAATCCCCATCTTTTTCATATCTTCCTTGCTCATCATTTGAATAAGACCTGATGGATTTGGCTTTTTAGGGATGCGACAAATCTCGGAGCGCAACTTATCAAGCGTCTTTATGTTGCTGCTAAAGCTAATCATGTAATCTGGATCACAATGCTCACCATGAGCAACCGCTCTGAATGTGCGATAACACCGGTCGCGCAGCAGCCAGTAATTTTGCGCCCTGCGGTTTTTAAATGTCTCGCGATTAGTCTTTGGTTTGTCGATGTAGTTTGCTTCCACTGCTGTGTCTGGCTGCATGTATATCGTATCTGGATTTGATGGCATGCCAGAGCCTCTGAATTGCCTAACCTGCATACCTTTCCCGTGGAACCAGGTGTCGAACTGTCGCTTTAAGCCAACACCCATGCCGTCACAGTCCCATGCAAACAAGTCAATGTCATAGCTAATCGCAAGCTCTGCCGCTTCATCTGCTGCGCTGTTTATATCTGGCTGGTCAATTTCACCAACGGCAAAGAATATTGAGCCATAGCGCCCTGCATAGCCTTTAGCGTCCGGCCCTGTGTCAGCTGGGTCAAATGTGAATACTTTTGCGCCTCTTGGCTTAAAGTTTAGCTTCTTGTGTGCGTCTACACATGCGTCAAACCACTCTGGAAGGATGATTGAGCCATCAACGCTGTCGTTGTACTTTCCAAGCCAGATGTGGTCGTACAGTGCGCGTGGGCGATTTCTATAGTCATAGATGCGCTCTTGCTCAAGTCCAGAATCCTCATACCAAGGGTTGTCGTTGTAGTTCATCCTGATTATCAGGTGAATGTCATCTTCTGCGTAGCCGCGCCTATCCAAATCAGCTTGGAATGGCTTCAGGAAGCGCTTACTAAATGAATCTTCACTTGACGCAGGGTTGGCAATGAAAATCATCTGAACGTTATTCAGCTCCGCGATTTCTTTATTCTCATCCGCTTCAGTCTCTACGATGAACTTTGCCGGCAATCCAGCCCTAGCTTTATTTCGGGCTGTTGGCGTTAAGCACGTTAATGATTCTTCAGAGATGAACTGCGATTCCTCAACAATGAATCTCCGGAAGCCTTGCGCAGACTTGATTGATGACGGATTCCTGGCTAAGCCCTTAAACCTAAATCCGCCCTCTCCGTGGTTTATCTCATTGTTAAGTACTTCAAAGCCAGAAACACCAAGGCGCTCTATTTCATCCTTGATAGTTGAGTGCATTGATTCGCTGATAGAGTTCTGGAATTCTCGCAGGCAGTAAACCTTGTCGCCATAGTCCATTATGCCAGCAAGGCAGATGTCGATGAGCTGGATTGACTTACCAGAGCCTCGACCACCATAGATGATGATAAAGCGCTTATTGCTGTACAGTACAGGCTCAAGCGCTTTTGCAATGTACATATCAGGCTTCTTGTTTACTTCCTTCCAGTCGCCGACAACCTTCTGAACGCATTTAAGCAAGCCTTGTGTCGGGCATACGATGCCAAACACTGTTGAGCGGCTTAGTTGTTCACGCCGCTTCTTTTCCTCAAGAAGCTGGATTAGCTGTATTTTTTCTTCGCGGGTCATTTGCTCAATTCAGCAATCTTGCGCTCTAACTCTTCGTCTGACATCTTGTTGATGTCGATAGAGCCTGAGTGTTCAATCTCTTGCTTCTCGCGCCACTCATCAGGTGCCATGTTCTTAAGTCCGAAGATGCAAAGCGTAGCATTTCCGCCACCTTCAACGGCATTTGTGCGGCTGACTTTCTCCCACCAAGTGGCGCATAAAGCCTTGCCGATTTTTACGGATTCCGAAAACTCTGGGTTTGCAGCCATCCATTCGTTGATGGTTGAGCGCGAGCACATGACTGATGCTGCAAATGATGTGAGGCTTGCACCTTCTGACATATGGCTAATGACAGCTTGGCAATACTTGGGGTCGTACGTGGTAGGTCTACCGCCTGGCATGGTCTTTATCTCTGTGTTGTCTATGTGATTAGTATAGCTTGTGCAGAGTAAATAAAAAAGCCTGCTTATGCAGGCTTCTTGGCTTCGTTTAGAATGTATCCATTGCCTGATGGCAGCAGCTCGCCATCTTTAATCATCCTCTTTGCCACCTCTCTGCTATTTGGCCCTAACTCATCAAGTCGGATAGGGCGCTTTGCTGCGTTGCGGCGGATGTTTCTGTGGAGGCTCATAATTCACCTCTTGCTTTGGCGAGTAGCCAATCAATTTTTGAGCTGTCTAAATACTTGTTAACCTCAACAAGCATCTCATACATCTCCGGTGCGCATTCGATTAGCGCGGCGTTGGCTTCTGATTCTGGCCCATTGACCGAGCAAATTGAGAACCCAGCGTTTAAGTCTTCACTATCAGCAAGAATGATAACGCCCTTTGCTCTTTGCTCAGTATGCCAGTTTCCTTTCGTAAACCGTTCACTCATTTCCATCTCCCAACTCTAAAAACTGATTTCTCGTCAATCATAACTCATCTCTTCTTGTTTAGTGGTCATACCAGAATGTCGCGCTCAGCCCGGCTGACTATCTCCTGTCTTTGCGCTGGACTGGCTGCAATCAACTGCATCAGTGCGTCCTTTGTCTCTGCGTCAGATTCAGGCAGCAACCTTGCGGCAGTCTGTACGATAACCGCCTGTTGGTTTTCTTTGTAGTGCTGCGCTAGTCTCCGTGCTATGCAGATTGTGGTGGCTTGCTGGTTTAGCATTGCGCTTCCTCCGCCGCTATCCGCAACAACTCTTGATTCGTCAAAGTAGCACTTTCGCGCCACTCGCCACCCTTCAGATACAAAGCATACGCATGAGGCCCAAGGCGGTATTCAGTGCCATGGATTGTCCATGTGTAGTGCAATGCACTGTTTCCGTTTTGCCCCACAACATCGATTGGCGTTATTTTCACTTACTCAACTCCTTCGTTAACTCTTCAGCCCATAACGATGCATAGCTAATCATATCCAGCACAGAATCAGCATGCAGTCGCGTCGGGTCGCTGTACTGCCGAACCAGCTTCACCATCACCAGGATTAAACAAACATCACTGCCGCGAAGGTGTTTTCCTGTAATGCAATTAAACGCCTCTGCCGCTGCGTCAAAGCTGCGCTCGCCTGTACCGCTAGCGTCGCATTGCTTGCCACGCTCTAATTGAACCTGAGCGCATGCAGATAGGTATTCTGCGGCGGTTGTTGGTGCAACCGTAGCAGTGGCAGGCTTGTAGCGCTGGTCTACGATTCGGAATGCTGTTGAGTTTTCCCACTTCACTCTATGCGCTGGAAATTCAGTCAGCTCGCCAAAATTGAATTTACCGGTTTGAACCTCAACCAACACATCATCCGGCAAATCAGGCTTTACGCCGTTTGTTGGATACTCTACGCCGTATTCGTATTTCATTGGTTTTTCTTGTGGTGTTGGGCGTGGTTGGTAGTCACCACTTGCAGAGGCTTCGGCACGGCTAATGCCGTAAAGCCATAAGCAACCATTCCAAACCTCGCCGTCTTTTCTGAAGCACCCGTATGCATAAAACTCAGCCCCCTCAGGCGCTTTACTCCAATCCACTGTATTACTCATCATCCATCTCCTTTCTACGTTTTGTGTGTAAGTCGTACTCTTGCTGCGGAGTTAATCCGGAGAAGAAATCTGCGTGGCGCTGGCGCTCTTGCTCCCATTGCTCGGTGTCGCAGGCTGTGCCGACATATTTACTAACATTAGATTTGCTGCATTTAATCTCTCTAGAGATTTGCGCTCTAGACATTCCTCTGTCTAGCATCTTTTGGATTTCTATGGCGCAGAACTTCATTCCGACACCATGCCATCAATCCGCGCCTGCTCGAGTGCAGATAGGTGTTGTTGGTATTCTCGGTTGGCTTGCTCTTTGGCTTCTGTTTCAATCAAGGAATAAATGACGTCTTCCTCGCAGTAAAACCATTTCTTTTTTGTCTCAAGGAGCCAATCGTCATCCGCAAGCATCCTATCCACAGCCGCAGCTACCCAATGCTCTTTGGCTTCTTGCCGGTCTAAATCGTGCTGGTGCCTTGCCAGCGCAATACTGTTGTAGCATGGGTTCATTTTGTGCCTCGGTATGCTTGTAGTGCTTTCTTTGCATTCTCAAACTCAACCAAATGGTCTTCATCGTACCCATTGCAAGCGCATAGAAATCTCCATGCTTTTACGACATCCTCCAAAGCATCAGCCAGCGCATCGACGTTGTTGATTGCGTTAACAACGTAATCTGTGCGCCATGGCAGTCTGACAACCAGCGCCCAATCTTCGTTAGCGTCTTGTATCTGGTCGTCAGCCTCTGGTAGTTGCGATAACGGCAACTCAAAAACCTCACTCATTCGTTTCATCTCTCTTCCCCATCAATTAATCACAATACAAACTGTATCAGCTTTTTTAGGTGGTAGTGGTATGACCAGCTAGCGGTGACCAACCAGTGACCAAGGTGACCAACTATTTTTTGAGTTGGTCACGCCTGCAGCCCGCGTCTTTCGTGGCTTACAGCTATTTAGTGACCAAGTGACCAAGTATATATATAAAATACAAATACAGTTAATAGCCATATAAGCGCCATATTGCGCGTAAACCCGTTATAGAGTTTGAAAGTAGTTGGTCACTGGTCACGTTGGTCACTAATCAAAAAACACATAGTAAAATCAATAACTTATTTAGTGACCAACTATTTTAAAAAGTGACCAACTATTTACGTAGCAGCAGAAATAAAAAAGCCACCGAAGGTGGCCTTGTTTGTTAGTTGAAGCGCTTAGGCGGAACAAGCAGCAGTTTTGCTGCGCTAGTTCGCTTGCCCTGGTTGCCATTTAGCTTCCTAATTGCGACTGCTGCAGTGTTGCAATCCATCTTCGTGGGGCGCTCATAACCGCATTCACGCACAGCATCAGTGGCAGTAATCCACCGCCAATGCTCTTGCTTGCAATCCCAGTCGAATGTCTGCTGCACAACCTCATCAATCGGGTCTGACGCAGTAAAGTCTTCGTTATGACTGTTCAGCTGGTTCATCTCATCTGCAGTCAAATAGTGAGAAGCGCCATTCATCCAATCGTGATAGACCTGCGCCCAGACCTGCTGCATATCAACCGTGTGGCTATGGTCAAGATGCGATACCTCGATAGTCCAGTAACGCCGGTTGCCTGTCGGGTCATGCAGGAACTGCTTAGGGTTCACTGAGCCAAAGAACACCGTCCGACGCGCATACTGGCTTTCTTTGCGTGCGTAAGCTCTTCGCAGTACATCCTTCTTATTAGTCAGAAACGCCTTCAGAGCCGCTATGTCAGCCTTTCTGAACGTACTGTCTAACTCACCAAGCTCAACCAACCAAAAGCTAACAGCCTGCTTTACGCTGTCTCTATCATCTGGTTTCAGTATCACTCCGTCCTTGATGACGTTCAGCTCATCCGGCACAAGCGACTTAAACCACTTAGTTTTGCCAACGTACTGGTCGCCCTGAAACACAAGCACACCTGCAGCAGACACGCCATCAGGTGAGAACGCGCCAGCGACAGCGGAAATCATCCAGCGTGTGATAAGTGTATCTTTCAGCAGCACCGCTTCCATGTTTCCAGCGTCTTTAATCTTTACCGTATTAAGCAACTGCCCAAGATGGTCTTGCCCATCCCACGGTTTTGACATAACCCACGTTGCAACAGGGTTGTACTGGTTCTGGTCTGCGATGTATGTCACAAACGCAGGCAGCTTGCTTGTTGGCATCTTGAACAGGCTGCATTCAGACTCAAGCCAAGCAAGCGATGCGTTGCCCTCGTTATCCAAACTGAATGACTGGCCAGGAATCAAGACCTCTTCTTCCTTGCTGATGACGTTATAACGCACGACAACACCAAGCCTGCGACAGACCTCTTGTAAGTTGGCAATGTGCGCCACCGGAATTCCTTTCTCTGAGCAGTACGGCAACGGCGCATCAGGCTGTGCGTCGTATACAACCGGCTCAGCGGCGGGTTGTAGTGGCTGCGGCTGGTTGCTTGGCTTGACCTTGGCTGGCGCTTTGAGCGCTATTCCCAGCTGCTCAGCTGCTTTTCGAAACGCTTGCTTGTAGTCTCCGCCGCAGTCGTAGTACGCAAACAGGTCGTATGCGCTAACAGGCTTGCCGGATGACTCAGAGCACAACGGGTCTGATGCGTGGTGGATCCAACAGTGCTGCGCGTCTAGGATGTGAACACCAGCAAGACCAGTTCCTGAGTGCGGTGACAAGTAACGCTTGCCGCGCTTGCTATACCCGTAACGCTCAAGCGCGCTCAGCAGGTCGTTACGTGCGTTGTACTCGCCTTGTACGTCTGGCAAGTCGCCTGAGTGTTGACGCTGCTGTGCCGGTGCTTGCCGTGTTGCTTCTTTCTCTACCCACGGGCAGACTCCTTGCAGCTGAGGCTTGAAGGCATCCCAAGCAGACCAGATCGCAAGCAACCAATCAGGCGGGCAAGGCCATTCGTCTATCTGCTTTGGAGGCTTAACAATCCACTCGTAAGGCTCTTTTGTGTCAGGATGTATGGATGGCGGCAGAACGTCTTGCTTCTGTGATCCGTCACAGGCTGCGCGTAGCTCAACTATGGTGTAATGCTTCTTGCTGTCTTCTTTGCGCGGCCAGTTGACCTTGCAGTATGGCAAGTGCATATCATCAGGCACGCGAAACATCACGCGCTTGCCGCGCCCTTTAATGGTCGGATATGCGTCTAGCGCATCAGCTGGAATGCCGAACTCTTCAAGGATAAGCGCCCAGCCTTCAGCGTCGTCTATGTCAAGCGAACACATGCGACTTGGGCCAAGTGCAGCACCCATATTCCAGTCTTTGTGCAGCTCCCAATAGGCGAACGCTTGCGCCGGTTCAGTCAGCGCCGTGTTGCCCCAGTCGTTTCTTGTTGGGTACTTCCTGCCAGGCTCAATCGGCACCAGATGCCAGTTGTAGCGCTCTGCGTAAATCTTAGCGTACTGCGATGCGGTTAACTTACTCATCAAACAAACCTCCCTGCCAGCTGCCGTCCTGAGTATGCATAAACTCGTGGATCTGGTAGCCGGTTGGTATTTCGGAATGCTTAATAAACAGCTTGCCGTTGTGGCGCTTGGTCTTCACCACCTTGCCGCAGTTGCTGCACTGCACGCAGTAATGAATAGCTCCGTTTTCAAACTTGCGTCTTGCGTAGCGTAGAAAATCAACATGATCGCAATCATTCTGACTCATGGTATCACCTCGAAAAGTGCGGAGTTCGCAAACCCCTAATTGTTATCCCGCTTAGCTGCGGGGAAGTAAGTCTAGCGCTTCTTCAACAGACCGCGCAATACCGGCAATGCCGTTAGCTGCTCTGACCTGTTCAATGAAGTTAATCTGCTCCTGTGTTGGTTTGCCTTTTTCTGTCTTCACCTCCACCGCTAGAAAGCGGCCTGTTGCCTTGTGTATGCCGATGATGTCAGCAGAGCCAACGCACAACCCGAACGTCATCAGCTGCGCGTTCGCAAGAGTAACAATGCGCTGGTCTTTATGTATTACGCGACCAACGTATGCACCAGCGGTCTCGTTACGCCAGCAGATGCAGCCAGCCTTGGTCAGCGCCAGCATGATGAGGCGCATGAGTTTTGTTTCTGGGTTCATTGCGTTAACTCCATCTGGATCCTACGCGCTTCGTTAAAGTCTGCAGGAGTTGGTTTGCGTCCTTCACGCGCAGCTGCAGTAATAGCAGCCCACTGCGAAGCCTTACCCATGCCGCGACGCATGCCAAGCGCAACCAAGTCTCGCAGCGTGCGTGCCTGACCTTGCTCTTTTTTGTTTTGCTTGCTGATGAGCGCCTTATCTATTATTTCGAGCTCGCCGTCCGCTTCGTTTATCTTGCGCACTTTCTTCTCAACTGGAGCACCGCAGTACGGGCATTTATCTGGACCTGGCAAAAAAACTGCGTAGCACTTGCCGCATTGCTGCACGTTAACGTCTGGCTCTTCGTTTGCTTTTTTGCGCTTACCTTTCACTTGTCCAAGTAGCGACCATTCACGCTGTTGGCATGGAAGTCCGTGCTTCAAAATACATCCGGCGTGGTCAAGTATGACTGCAGCCTCTTCCTTACGACGCAACGCACGGAACACCATCTGCAGATAACGCGCCTCTGATTGCGTTGGACGCAACAAGATGCAGCACTCTAACGTAACATCACGACCTACCTGCGCGGATAGGTCAAAGCCCTCTATAACCAGTTCGCAGTTGACCAGCACAAGAACGCGCCTGTCAGCCAAAGATTCACAGATGGTCTTCAGCTCTTGCTCTGTTGTGCTTGCATCAACGTGCGCAGCCGGTATGCCAGCACTGTTGAAAGCATCTGCAGTGTGCTTGCTGTGTGCTACGTTACAGCAATATACAACTGTGCGCTTGCCGTTTGCGTACTTCTTCCAATGCGCAACAGCATCACCAACAATCGTTGGCTTGTCCATCGCCTGCGCTAAGTCGCCTATGTTGTAATCACCGGCAAGCGTCTTGACTGCTGACAGGTCTGGTTTTACTGGCGTTGTATAAGCGACGTACTCAGACAGCCTGCCTTGCTCGATAAGCCACTTGGTTGACTTGGCTTCAATGATTATTTCAAACAAATCTCCAAGACTTTTTCCATCCAACCGAACCGGCGTACCGGTTAACCCGATAACGATAGCGCCAGCATCACGCGCCCAGGCTATGACGGCTTGAAACATATTTCCTTTTGCTAAGTGGGCTTCATCAATAAACAGAATCTTTGGCGGCTTCAGTGTGTTCAGTCTGCTGTGAACAGTTCCAATAGTGCCAACCTGTATCGGTTGCGTTGTACGCATTTTTCCGCTTGTGATGAGTCCGTGCTCTATCTTGGCAGACCAGAACGACTTGCTTGTTTGACGCAACAAGTTCTTGCGATGCACAAGAAACCAGACGCTTGAGGATTGGTCGCGCAACCTTGCTTGTTGTGTGATGTGCGCAGCCACCACTGTCTTGCCGAATGCTGGGCTTGCGACTCCTAGCACTGACTTGATACCAGACTTTAGAGCCTCGCGCAGCTTGGCGACAAACTCTTCCTGGTCTTCGTAAAGCTGGAAGCTCATTGTGCCTCCAGCGCTGTCGCAACAGCCTCAAGCGTGCCAATGGTAGGGTTTGCTGTTCCTGCCTTGATAGCAAGCAGCGTGTTGTAAGCAACGCCAGACTTGCGGCTAATCTCCATCAGGTTGTCATGCTTGGTCAGTGCCTCGCTAATTTCTTTGTATGCTTTCGAGATATTCATTTTAATGGCTCCGTTTTATTGTTGACATAAGCATAATATACGCATTATATTGAGCACGTCAACCAACGGAGCGACACAATGAAGATAATCAAATACGAAGAGTTAACACCTGAGCTGGCTGCGGCTGGTTGCTTGGTGACTGGTATGCCAAACGATGCTTATCACAGCGGTTTTGGCATCAGCAAGTCAGGTCTTGACCTGATTGCACGCAGCCCAGCGCACTACGCATATCGCGCAGCGACTGAACCAACACGCGCTATGGTAATAGGTAGCGCAACGCATGCAGCCATCCTTGAGCCTGCAGAGTTCGACAAGCAGTATATGCTACTGCGTGACGTAACAGACCGGCGCAGCTCTGTATATAAGCAAGCGGCAGAGCAGTTTGGCGCTGATAACGTACTGACAGGCACAGAGGCTGACTCAGTGATTGGCATGCGTGAGTCAGTGCGCTTGAACAGTGCAGCTGTCGAGCTACTTGACGCATCTGGATATGTTGAGATTGCTGTATTCGCAACGGATCCAATTACCGGAGTATTGGTCAAGTGCAAGTTCGACAAGTTGCTGGCAGACCTGCGAAGCGTTGACCTGAAGACAACACAAGACTTGCGAGACTTTGCCAAGTCAGTTGCCAACTATCGCTACCATGTGCAGCAGGCGTACTACTCCGATGTGTTTGCGTGGGCGACTGGTTTGCAGTTAGAGTCATTTGACTTCTTAGCTGTTGAGAAAGAAGCGCCAAACGCAAGCCGCATATTCCGGCTTGATACACCATCAGTTGACTATGGCCGCAAGCTGTACCGCCAAGCGCTTGACCTGTACGCAGATTGCTTGCAGCGCAACGATTGGCCGATGCCTGCTGGCAACTTGGAATACATTACTTTACCGAACTGGGCGGCAGACCCTGAACTATTAGGAGAGTTTTAATATGGCCGACGTAAGAGGAACGCTAGAAGCGAAGTCAGACCAGCTCAATGCTACTGACATCATGGGGATTGATTTGGTTATTCGGATCCGCAATGTCGCTGTTGGTAGCGGTAAAGAGCAACCAGTTTCAGTTTACTTCGACGGCGACAACAACCGCCCGTGGAAGCCAAGCAAAGGCATGCGGCGAGTATTGGCTGCTGGCTGGGGCTGGGAATCTGATAATTGGATTGGCAAGTCAGTAAAACTGCATTTTGACGCATCAGTGAAATACGCAGGCAAAGAAGTTGGCGGCATTCGCGTAAAAGCAATGTCAGATATTGATAAGCGCGGAATGGTTGTTGTTGAAGCAATAAACAGGCAGCAGCGCGTTCCAGTCAATGTCTCATACCTTGATACGCAGATGCCAGCATATCCAGATGACAAGTTTGCAGCAGCACTGCAGACTATGGCGGCAAAAATGCAGTCAGGAGAGATGACACTTCAGCAAGTAGTTGCAAAGTGCCAACAAACAGGTCAGTTAACATCAGCTCAGCTATCCGAACTTGAGCGGGTAGCTCCAGTTGTTATTGAAGAATCACCAGAAGAACCGGAGCTGTGATCACAGCTCCAACAACCATTAAGGATTAGAAATGAACGTATTAACCGCATCAGGAAACATTGGCCGCGACGCAGAAGTGCGTAATGCTGGCGGCACAGCAGTAGCAGGTTTTAGCCTGGCAATGAAATCAGGCTATGGCGACAAAGCGCAAACTATTTGGCTGGACTGCTCAGTATGGGGAAAGCAGGCTGAATCCGGATTGGTGCAGTATCTGAAAAAAGGTCAGTTTGTTGTTGTGTCTGGCGAGCTTGGAACGCGAGAGCATGAAGGCAAAACCTACATCACGCTACGCTGTAACAGTGTAACGCTTGGAGGTAAGTCAGAAGCTGCACCGCAAGCAGCGGCACGTCCAGCACCACAACAGTCAGCGCCTGCGCGTCCAGCACCAGCACAGCAGCCAGCAGGTTTGCCGGATTTCGATGACGATATTCCATTTTAGGAGCGCGCCATGTACCAGAAACGACTGCTTGAGGCGATTAGCGAAATTGATTCTATTCAATATGCCATTCGCCAGGCAAAGATTGACCCAGCAAACCTGCAAGGAACTGCGCTTGATTTGGATGAGTGCGACCCATGCGCTGATTTGCTTGATAGCGCACTTAACAAGTTAGAGTCAGCGCTATCTATGATGGCGAGGAATTAACCAACCACCGGCGACTGCGTGTCGCCTTTTGGAGTGAGAGATGAATGTAATTTTTCTTGATATTGATGGCGTTATTCAGTCGCCTAGATATTGTGTGGCAATTAATGAAACTGGCTGGCTAAGCGCTTTTGAGCCAGCGGCAATGCATATGGTTCAACGCCTTGTTTTGGATGCAAAAGCTAAAATTGTAATCAGTTCAAGCTGGAGAATTGGCGCAACTGACAGGCAGCTGAAGCAACTTTTCAGGTGTTGCGGATTTAAGGCTATTGCAAACGCGTTTCATGCGGACTGGCAAACAAAGCAGATGAGCGGATTTTGCGTAAAACGCGGAGATGAAATTGCAGAGTGGTTAAATCGCCACCAAGAAATCGAGAATTATTTAATACTTGATGATGACTCAGACATGCTTGATGAGCAGAAAGAGAATTTTGTGCAAACAGATGCAATGAATGGAATGCTATTAATCCATTACGATAAAGCAAGGAAAATTCTTGGAATAATGGATTCTGACTGCAATGAATAGCCAACCCCACCAGCCAAACCAATTAGTGTTGCCGGAACTAAACTACCCATACGCAGCAGGGTTTAGTCGATATGATACGGCTATGTTGAGGATGCTGGTTGTGCTGGTTGTGGAGATCGCACTGGAGCGGATGAAGTCAGACCAGATAGAGTGATTTGTTGTGGTATGGTTTTTATTTTTGGAGGTGGGAATGATTAAAATAGATAACTCAAAAGTGCAGGTAGTTAGCTTTTCAGGCGGACGCACGTCTGCGTATATGGTTTGGCTGATTGAGTCTATGCGTAAGTCTGGTGAATGGACTGCGCAAGTAGAGTATATCTTCATGGATACTGGCGCAGAGCATCCAAAGACTTATAAGTTTATCAAAAAGTGTGTTGAGCATTTTGGAATTGAGTTGACCTGTTTGCGTGGTGATTTTAATCAGCCGGTTGGCGTCGGTCACACCTACGAAGTTATTGATGTTAGCGAAATTAAATACGATATGCAGAACGGACCATTTGCCCAGCTTATGCGGAAATATGGCGCGCCAACCGTAATGTCTGCATGGTGTACCAGCCGCATGAAAGAAGAAACGCACGATAAATACTGTAACGACAAATACGGCAAAGGAAATTACTCAACATGGCTTGGTATTCGATACGATGAGCCGGCGCGATTAAAAATAGGAAATGCTCGCGGCATTCGCTATATGGCAGAAATAACAGACTTTGAAAAAGATGACGTTCTTGACTTTTGGTCTGGCATGCCATTCGATTTAGAAATACAGGAGCATCAAGGCAACTGCGTTTTCTGCATCAAGAAGTCGATAAACAAATTGGCCCTAGCTTCGCGTGACGAGCCAGAGTTGCTTGCTGATTGGCTTGGCGCTATTGACTCAGCATCCGATAGGCTAAACCAGCCTATCGAAAAAACCACGGATGGTCTATTTCAAGAAACACACACACAGCACATCAAAAAGGGAGTTATGTATCGAGGCAGTAACAGTATGGAGTCAATCATTGCAAAATTTGCACTGCACAGCCGCGATGAAATTTATGATTCAATCCGCAGCATGAAGCGCAAAGAACCGGGTGGATGCACGGAGTCATGCGAGGCGTTTGCGAATCAACTGGAGCTATTTTGAAGAAATACACAATTAAACTTCCAAACTATGAACGACCATTTCCATACATCACTGACATACCACCAGAAGAAGTTCCCGAGGCGATATTTCAGCGGTTCCGGATTTATCCGGAGTGGGTTAGGTAGTGGTCTGACCATTATCAATAGGCGAGTGTGATACGGTTTTGTTTTTACAGCGGAGAATGATATGAAAGTTTTAAGTTTATTCGATGGGATGTCTTGTGGTCGCATAGCGCTGGAACGAGCAGGCATCACACCTGAAAAATATTACGCCAGCGAAATAGATAAGTTTGCTATTCAAGTGTCGAAAGCCAACTGGAATGATATTGAACATCTCGGAGATGTTACAAACTGGCGCAGCTGGAACATTGACTGGTCCGGCATCGATTTACTTATTGGTGGAAGCCCGTGTCAAGGATTTAGCTTTGCAGGTAAGCAGCTGGCTTTTGATGACCCGCGCAGCAAGTTGTTTTTTGTTTATGTGGATATTTTAAACCATATCCGCAGCGTTAATCCTGGCGTTAAATTCCTGCTTGAAAACGTCAAGATGAAGAGAGAAAGTTTGCAGGTTATTACTGAAACGCTCGTCGTTGAGCCTGTTTTTATCAACTCAAATTTGGTTAGCGCCCAAAATCGCCAGCGTTATTATTGGTGCAACTGGAAAGTTGGACAACCTGAAGATAAAGGCATATTTCTAAAAGACATCATCGATGGTGCCGTGTGCAGCTACTTAACGCCTCGCGGGAATAATAAAGGTGGAGTCAGGAGTATTGACGGCAAGGTCGGCTCAATATCGTCATCTGCATGGGAACATAACAACTTTGTTATTGTGCAAAAAGGAAAGCCTACAAAGGCAAAATCTAACCAGCTAAAAGCTGGCGCTCTAACGGCTGGCGCTCTAACGGCTGGCGCCAATAGCGCTGGCAATCACAGCCAAACAGACTGCGTTGTGTTTGATGGAGCGGAAATATACACAACTCCAAGTGGCAAACTTTGCTTTAGCAGAACAGTAAGGGCCAGAATGTTTACGCCAATAGAGTTTGAGCGGCTTCAGACTGTGCCAGAAAATTATACTGCCCACGTTAGCAACACTCAGAGATACAAGATGCTTGGCAACGGCTGGACGGTTGACGTTATAGCGCACATTTTTAGGCAGATGCATCCACTGGTACGATGAGTAAAATAATGCTTGCAACTTACGTTTCAGGAAACTATAGTTTCTTTACCGAAACAAAGGAGAATAAAAATGAACAGTAAGCAGTTAGCAGAATTTTACGGCATCAGCACCCAGGCGGTTAATCGCTGGGATTCAGCAAAGCGCCACCGGAAAACCATCCAAGCAGAAGCAGACGTCACCTCGCTTGAGTGGCAGTTAGTCTGTGAGATTGCGCGGCTGTGTTATTTGTATAATGCGCAGAATTGGGTGTGTGAATCTGTATCTAAGTGGGTGTGTTTTGAGTTGTCAGCATACAGCTTGAGCTTGATTTTTCTAACGCTTGGAAAGTCAACGATTGACAAAAAGCTGATTGCGAGAACATCAAACACCGCAGAAATGCAATTAATCAAAATGCAGCTTGAGAAGCTGGTTTATGGAGATAAATAAGATGGAATTACTCGGAGTTGAGATTAAGGTTAAGTTCAACGACCAAACCTTTATGAAAATTGATAGCCAATGGTATTTAGTTGATGGCGAATCTTACGATTTAGTCGCTGATGAAGATGCTGTTGACGAGCTTGAATTTGAGCTTTCAGAAATTTACTAAGCCGAGCTGCGCAGTACGGCACCAAGAGGTGCTATATGAATAATGTAAAACTTACATACCCAAACGAAAGAACCAAGGCAGGTGAGCTTATGAAAGGATTCAAACCGTTAATCGACATCAACGCGCCACGCCGCAGCAACATGGTGATGATTGCGCGCTGGTTTGCTGTCGTAGCGTGCGTGTCTGGTGCTGTTGCATTACTTGAAGCGGCTAACCGCTTAGGGTGGCTGCAATGATGCGCAGATGTGATGATAAGGCGAAGTTAGATAGACTGATTCGCGTGACGGTTTGGGTGCTTGGATTGGCTTACTGTGGTCTGGTTTGGGCGTTTGTTGTTTTACTTGTGGAGGGGTTTTTATGAGCAGCAACTTAATAGAAGCAAAAGCAGCGTTAACCGGCTGTCGGTGTAAGTCTCAAGTGATGGCAGTAGTCGAGGCGTTTTGCGAAAAGTGCCGGTTTAGCTACAGCAGTGATTTGAGCCTGTCTGACAATGCAGTGATTGCGAGTCGCCAGTCAAAAGCTAAAGTGTCAGAGGTTTTGGGCTTTGCGGCTCGCCAGTGGGAGCGGATGTGATGAATTTTTTATATTCTGTAAGCGTTATTGAGATAGCCACTGGCTACGTCGTAAAACAGTCAGCGGTTATTGGAATCTCAAAAGCAACGAGATTAGCCAGAGGTCTTGAAATTAACATCGGTGACGGGTTTCGGGTTGAGGTTGTAAAGTTATGATTCGTAAATCACTAGTCCGCATCATCGCCACCGGCAAAGAAATTGTCGTGAAGTCATACGGCAATGGCGCAATAGACGCAGCTGGTAATTTTTACCATGCTAGTACATATGAATTTGTGAGGAATGTTTGATGAACTATTACAACAGTGACACACTGCTTGAGCAGCAACAAGAGATTCAAAAGCTGAAAGATGAGCGCGACGCATACCTTGCTGAACTACAAAAAGCAAACGCAGTAATTATTGATTTGCAGAGGAATCCGCCAAATATGCTTGAGAGCTGCCTGCGCCAAGTGCGGGCGGATGCTGGGCGGGATGGTGTGCCGCATAACACAAGGCCAAAAGATAGAGGTTTGGCAGCTATGATTGCGATGAAATTCGGCGGTCAGGATCAAAAAGCGGTCGCGGCAGAGCTTGGCTGTTCACCGATTTACGTTAGGCAAGCCTGGAGGGAGATGCGCAATGAAGGAAACAACTAAGCTGATTCTGTCCATGCCGGATAGCATGACTTGCCAGCAGGTGGCGGATAAGTTGGGCGTAACGTATAACTCGGTTATATCGGTGCGCAGGCGTTATGGTGCTGACTACAAAAAGCAAAACCGTGCAGCGCGAAAGCACCTACCAGAGCTGTACGCAATGCTTGATGCCAATAAATCATATGCTGAAATAGCGAGAGCTGTCGGATTGACTGCGCAGGGTGTTCACTACCACGCCAGCAAAATCGGACTGTCTCGCGTCAAAGAATTTAGTAAGGCGGAAGTGCGCAAGCAGATTGCCGAAGATTACGCCAAGGGCTATCCGCTGAAGTTTATCGCCAACAAATACGGATGCGATGCGTCTTTACCGTGCGTTATTGCAAAGTCGCTAGGCGTCAAGCTCAGAACTCGTGGAGGCTCACCACGACACGCAAGGATTATGCAGTTGGTGTCTGCCGGTGTTGCAGCCACAGAAATATCAAAGCAGCTCAATTGCGCATTGCAGACGGTCTACAACGCAAAAAATAAAGCCCTAGCTCAAAGTGAGTAGGGCTGGAGAAAGTACAGCTGGGGAAGGAAACAAGATTACCTTAGCGCATTATAAGCCGCATTGCAAGTTAATGCGGCTTCTCTGTTTCTGTCAGCGTATCCAGCATATTGTTCAGCTCTAACGATAACGCTTTCGAGCATGACGGAATACACGACTTTATCTGTGGCGGCACCTCTGCTGATGTCGGTAGCGGTGGAATTTCCGCCTTGCTGACCTGCTGACATTGATTTGATTTTGTCGCGCAGCCGGTTAGCTGTAACAGACAACTCAGCAGCATCAGCTGCAATAGTTTCTTGCCGTTTCTTTGCATCATCATGCACTCTCTGAATATCTGTTTGCCATTGACGCTCCTTAGCTCGCTCAGCTTCTTGCGCCGCAACGATTGACAAGGCGTCTGCTTTGTCGCGCTCTGACCACTTGGATTCCCACAGCACGCCATTCAGCCAAAATCCGCCAGCGAATGCGACAGCCAAAGCTCCAAGTTTAAAGTATAGGCTATTCATCATCTTTTATGTTGCTCCGGTGTAGCCATTGGACTATTATAGACTAATCAAATAGGCGTAGGAACCGAATTGATTGCAGGCTAAAAGCCGAAGACAGGTAGCACGATTTTGAACCCGCGATAGGTGACTTGCTACAGTCCATTCCTAACTATCTGCGGGTTTAATTTTTTGAGGTTTTTATGAGAGCTAAAAATAAGCTTGTTTATGGATTTGGAGTAAACGACGCTGATTATGCAGTAAAAAGCGGACCAGCAAACGCGCAGTCTTGTTGCCCGTTTTACGCATCGTGGTCTGGCATGATAGAGAGGTGTCATAGTAAAAAATGGTTAATTAAAAACCCAACATACGAAGGCTGCTCAGTCTGCAATGAGTGGTTGACATTCAGTAAGTTTAGGTCATGGATGGAAAAGCAAGATTGGCAAGGCAAGCATTTAGACAAAGATATATTGTTTGAAGGCAACAAGATTTACTCACCTGAGACATGCGTATTTATAAGCCCTCTGACAAACACCTTTGCCAATGATTACAAAAATGGCAGAGGAAAATATTTAATTGGCACTGATAAGCACGCTCAGTGTAACAAATTTAGATCTCGTTGCTCGAACCCTTTTACTGGTGAAAATGAGTATCTTGGTCTTTTTCTTTTTGAGCGTGATGCTCACATGGCTTGGAAGAGAAGAAAGCTGCAACATGCTAAATTGATCGCAGCAATGAAAACAGACAAAAGAGTTGCCGAGGCTCTAATCAGAAAATACTCTTAATCGTCTTTTGAAGTGCTATCGGTTATATGCTTTAACCCTTGCCAAATGCTTGTAATCAAAGCTAGACCGATGGCACTATACGCCATAGCCGCCTGAGTTGGATCTAGTATTTTAAGCATTCGTACAATCTCCCACAGGAGCAGTTGAGAGCTTATAATCAAGCCAACCGGCACTATACGCATCTGGCGCAGCGTAATGTGCAATGGCTGCTTAACCATGAAGCCAAACACGTTATCTATCGCCTCTAGCCAAGTCATGCTTAATACTCGAAAAACACATCTTGCGTCAATGATTCGTCAATGTCGCAGTGGAAGAAGTTTTTAGCCTGATTGTAGCCAATTCGACGAAATCCAGCGGCGTAAAGACCTTTTAAGATTGCAAACCTTGCTTGACTACTAGGGCACGCAATATCTACAGCCAACCCGCGTATATGCGAGCTATTCGGTGTGCCGCCTACACTTCTATTGTGCGATACACATCGTGCGCCAGAAGTGATTACAAACGGCACCGCAGAAACCTCCCGCGCCTCATTCAGCTTAATCAAAAGCTGCCTAGTGATATTCATTCCGCAACCACATCGGCACATCGTTTCAGAATCACTGAAGTAGCTCATTCCGGCTCAACCCAGTACGATTCAACAATACCTCCAGCCGCATCAGTGTATCGATACAGCTGGCCTGTTTTTGTTGGCTTGCCGTTGACCCACTTTCCCAAAGTCTCGTCATAGTATTGGTACATGCTAGTCACCGTACACATATGAGTAGTTGATAATGCTTGCAGTCGAGCCGCCTGATTTTGAAATGACAATCACAGAGCCTTGTACGAACGGAAGAATGCCAACTCCACTCCCTGCAGATGTTGGGGTGTTTGACATATTAGCTCCAACAACAAACTCACCAACAACGGAAGGGCCGCTTGTCGCTGCCAATGTCAATGCAGTTACAACCGTTACACCATCACGAACAATGGTGATATTTGCCTCGCTAGTTGCTGCAGAAATCAATCCAGTCAATCTAACCAACTTCCCTGCAGGAGCTGTCAAAGTAAGTAATGTGCCGGTAGAGCCTGAAGCAATCTGCAATGGGCCACTGAAAAATGACGGGTTTAAATCGCCGCCGCCGCTACCGTAAATAAGTTTTAAATCTGCCGTAGCCATTAACTAAGCTCCCACTCTGTGCCATTGCTTACAAGCGTAATGGATGTGTTTACGTTAAAATTGAAGTTGTCAAACAGCTGTGTTGATGTTGGGTCTTTGCCAATCCTAATCTTCTCACCTGTTTGCGCCGCAACGTTTGGAGACTGCGCAGGGTCTTTAATCAGATAGATTGGCTCGTTAATGGCGACCGTAGCAACTGCCGGAAGTGTTTTAACCAGCGAGTCCGTGATGCGGTAATACATCGACTTTGCCAGAGTTACAGCGCCGGTGATATTGGTTGGCGCGGTAAGCCGGTTTAGCTCGTCAATGCCGTCAACAGCTGGATCCCAAAACGCAGAACCTAACGCAGGAGCACTGCCAGCGGTTAACGCTTTAGCTTTCCATAAAAATCCGTTAGAGTCCTGAACTACAGTGCCAATCTGATAGGTTTCGTTTGCGTTGTAAACACGAAGCAAACGAGTCTCAGACCAATACGCCGGCGATGAAACTGGATTCTGACCAACGTTAGGGCTAAGGATTGCAACGTAATAGCGACCATTTGAGCCGGTGACGATTTCGCCGACAGGATATTCAATACCGCTTGCCCAATCTGAGTAGGCGATTAAACTACCAGAATCGCCGCCTACAGGGTCTTTATCCCACAGCAGATTGCCAATTGCATCAAACAACCGGACGCGATAAACGCCATTTAACCAGATGTCAGTTGATGGACTGCCGTTTGTCGCCAGGATAATCGGGTTTGAGTTTGCAATGGTTAAAGCCGTGTTGCTGTACGTGTTCTTCGGAACCAGCGTGGACGGCTCATAAAAGTAAAGTTTGCCACCGGTGAGCGGCAAACCTAAGTCAGTAAAATACTGTGGTTGTGGTGATATGTAGCGTGGCATTATTAGCGACCCTCAAAAAATCTTAAAGCTACCAATAGGCAGATAAAAATAGCAAAACCTGTGATTGTCATTTTTCACGCTCCGACACGTTAAGCGCACGCTCAACGCGGTTTTTGATTGCTCGGTCTTTCACCTTGTCACGCGCAAACTTTAGCACAGATACAAATGGCCCACCATAAGTACCCATCTCCAGAGCTGCAAGCAGGGCTGTCGAAGTGTTACTGCTGTTCACTGTGCCAGGCTGTGAAATCAAAATGTCTTTTGCTACATCGTTTAACAGCCTAACCTGTTCAGCGCCTTTTGCGCCAAACAAGTTTACCAGCTTTCCGTTTTTATCAAGAGAGCTGACGATGCGGTTAAGTCCTGCAGCCGATACAATTGGATTGCCGTTTTGGTCTCGCTGCATATTCTTTGTTGCTTCATCTCGGATTTGTCGAAGTGTTGCAGCTTGTATTTCTTTCCATGCTGCCATGCCTTCCTGACCTTGCGTCTGCAGTGTTTTACGAACTGACTTCAATTCGTCCACAGTGCCGCCAAACACTGCTTTATTGACAATGTTTTCGGTGGCAATTTTGCGATCATCTGAGCCACGCTTCTTGCCAATAATGTCACGGATGATGCCGATGTTTTCATATTGATTCGCATACTGCCTGCGCAGCGTTCTGGCTCTGCGGTAAGCATCTCCACCAGCTGACTCGGTAACACCGTCGATAATGCCTTTCATTTCTGAGGCAACGCGCAAATCGTTAGGGTCGTTATCTTTGGCAAACTTGTTGATTGTTTGTCTTAGCTTTTCAGCCTGACCAAGCGTTAATTCTCCAAGCTGCAAAGAGCCATCATCTATCCTGCCAGCGCCAACGCCTTGAACTTCCAGTTCATCAGCAATAGTTTTCATAATTGGCGCTGATGTTCTACCAGCTCTATTTTCGTTTAGGTATTCTGCAAGTGGAGACATATTGACCGGAGATGCCATTTCACCAGCTTTTTCTGCATCCTTGTATGCTTGCCGGATACGATTCTTATCTGTGGCTGCGCGTGAGCGAATAGCATTGTCAACCATCCTGCCAGTTTCAAGCATGTAATTTGTTTCTGGCAATTCTGTGCCGGTGGAATCGATGAAGGCGTCTAGGTTTTGCTGCAGCTGCATATTCTGTTCAGAGTATCGCTGACGAAGTGGGTCGCCTACCTCGTTAGCCTTTGCAGTTTCACGCTCGAATCTCTGCTGCTCAAAATCCTTTCCAGCCTGTCCTTTGGTTAGCTTTATCGGCACAGGAAGCTCTGCGGCTTGCTGCAGCCTTACTTGCTCAACAGGAACCTCTGCAGCTCCAACTGATAAGCCTTGCATTGCCTTTGGCGAAGATTGCGGCATTAATCCGCGAGCAGCCTGCGCAGTAGCGCCTAGCGCTTGTGATGCACCTGCAGCTTGAGCTGGTGAAAACCCTGCAATAACTGGAGGTAATGCGCCTAGCGCCTCACCAACGCCTTTTACAATGTTTTGCCCTGTTTCTGTGCGCGGCATGTATGTTCCAGCCTGAGCACCTTCAGCCATTCTCTGTTGAATGATTTGCTGCGCTTCAGGCTCGCCAATCTTTCCTTCTCGCACAGCTTGAGCGATACCTTCAATAGTCCCAATCAATCCGCCAGCAGCACCAGTAGTTAAACCGGATCCAATCGACAAAGCTGACTCACCAACGCCAATCGCTTTATCCGCCAAAGACTCTTCTGGCTTTTGCATTGGCTGTGCTGGCTTTTCAAACATTGACAATGACGGCTCGCCGCCATCATCTACCGGCTGAGTTTGTGGCTGTTCCATTTTCGACAAAGAAGCAAATATTTCCTCAAGCTCTTGCTCTGTCGGTGGAGAATCTCCGGTTAGCTTTACTGTGCGCCCTGTCGCTGGGTCGGTGACTTTGTATGTAGGCATTACTGAACCTCGATTTTAAAGCGACCAACTGATGCAGGCTGTTGAGATGACTGCTGCTCAGGCTTTAACAGGTTGCCCGCTTTTATGCGGTCACGGGCTTGCATAAGCGTGTTTTGAATAACTCCCATCTCGCGCTTGAACTCTTCTTCTGACATGCCGGTGCGAAGCGCTGACAATGCAGCCGATACTTTCTCACCTTCAGCGTTAGACAGTGCGCCCATGCCTGACAGGTTTGGAATCATTGCCATAAATGATTGTGCGTCAAATTTCTCTAACTGTCGCTCAAAGTCGTATGCAGCCCCGCCACGAATAGATGGCGCGTAACTTGAGAATCCGACAGCAGATTCGAATCCAGGATGTTTACCTAGTGAGTTAAGTTGCTGCAGCTGTTGATTAATAGACGCTACAGCGTTTTCTTTCCCTCTTGCGGCTTCTGCGGTTTCTCGCTCGCCTTTTGCTACTGTCTGCTGCTTCTGTTGCAGTTCAGCTTGACCTGTTGCCGTACCCTCAACCGCTTGCGTTTTTACCGCTTCACGCTGTCCAAGGATAGGGTTTAACCCTTGCTCTGTGGCTAATCGTGCTTCACCAGCACCCATGCCGCCAGAGAATGATCGGGAGTATGGGTCGATGTTGCGCTTAATCAGCTCAGCTCTGTCAGTGTCACCGGCAGCAATTGCTTGGTCGTACAGAGAAAGGTTTTGACCTAGCGCCGTGCCTTGACCAAGCTGAGTTGGATCATCAGGAAACACACCGGCATTTCGAAGGGTTTTAACCAATCCGCCAATCGCGTCGAATTGCTGCTGACCCTTCATTGTGCCAAGCTGGCGAATGATATTGGCGGTCTCTGGTGATTGCTTTTCAAACACTGCAGCGGATTCGTTTAATAACGCACCACGCGCTTTGTCGTCATCTGTCATTAATGCGCCGAAGATTGGCAGGGCTGCGGTTTGCAGTGTCTGCATTCCGACTTTTTGCTTAAGCGCATTGACCTCTTGCACGCCAGCATCGACATCTTGCTGACCGCGAACCAGGTTCATTAGTTGCTGTGCAGCTTGCGGAGATTGCGACATCAGCTCACTAATGACTTTTTGCTGGTCTTCGCCTGCTTGGATGCGTGCAGCTGCTTGTTTTACGGCGTTGCCAGACTGCACATTTTGAATGGTGTTGCCGATTGCTGCGCCTGCGCGAAGCCCAGACTCTAGACCTCGCCCTTGATTGTAAAATCCGGTTTCAAACATTTGCCACCTCCTGAGATAACTTAGCATAGTCTACAGCAAGGAAGCCGCTGCGCTCTACTACGCAATCTGGGTATTTCTCTTGGACTTCTTGCGCAATAACACCGACTGACCAAGCGCCGCGCAATGACTCTGGAATTTCTTTAATATGCTTCCAAGTCCACGCAAACAGACCGATAGGGCCATCAGCTAGTGGCGTGATGTTGTCTTTGAAGCGCTCGTCAGAGAATAGGGAGCCAAGAATGTTGGTTGCTGTACCTACTCCTTCACGCGCACCGCCGGCACTGCCAATTGTTCCGCCAGCCTGAGCGTTACCTTGACCGATTTGAATTTGAGACAGGTTAGAGCCTTGCCCTGTTGCCAAGTTAGCCAGCAGCGTTGCCAAGTTCATTTGGTTTTGCGAGCCAGCTGTGCCGCCTGACGTTAACAGGTTGGCAAGTTGTGATGCTGTGCCGGTGTCTAAACCAGCCAGCAACTGGCCTAAGTTGAGTTGGTTGTTTGACAGCTGGTTGGTTTGGTTGTTCAGTTGACCAGCAACTTGTTGACCTGCCTGCGAGCGTAGACCAGCCAAGTTGTTTGACGTATTGCCAAACACGTTTGCAGCGTTGCCGCCAAGCTGGTTTTGCAGGTTTGCGACATTCCCACCGGCGTTTCCGATAGCGCCGGATTCTAACTGGCCCAAACCTGAGCGCAGGCCACTTACTTGACTGCCTAAGTTGTTCAGTGCGTTGCCAGCAAACTGACCGCCCTGTGCTGCAAGATTAGCCATTTGAGAACCGGTGTTGGCTTGCATGCCTGCTTGTTGGCCGAGCAAACCAGCTTGTTGACCGGCAATCTGCCCGATTAAGTTAGCGCCACTGATACCGCCTGTTTGGCTGAACTGACCTTGTTGTGTTGCTGCCTGTTGACCGCGCTGTGCGATGTTGCGCATGTTTTCAAGCTGTTGCTGTTGTTGTTGTGCCGCAATGCCTGACGCCTGCTCTTGCAGTGCTGACAGCGTAGAGCCGCCACGCAATCCTCCAGTGGCTGATGCGTTTCGCAGTAATGCCTGCTCTTGACGTTCACGCAGGAACTTTTGACCTGGAGATTCTTGGAAATCCTGAAGCGCTTGCTGTTGAGCTGCACCACCTAAAGCGCCAGATAATGCCGCTTCACGCTGCTGAGCTTCCTGACCTGTGCTTGCGTATGGGTTCAGGTAATTAACAGCCTGACCGGTAGACTGGTCAATCCGGCCAAGTCCTTGATTCTGAGCATTTGCCAGTAGACCAATACCTTGACCGATTGAACCTTGCGCCGCACCTAATGCGCCAGCCAAATCACCGCGCCCTTGGTTAAAGCCTTGCTGAGCCGCACCTAGCGCTTGCGAGCCGTATGCGTTTAACGCTTCCTCAGCGCCGCCAAAGCCGCCACGCAAAGAGCCAAGCTGACCGCCTAGAGTTTGCTGTAACGTACCTTGCGCTTGCTGCGAGCCGCCTTGCAGTGCGTTTAACTGACCTTGCATACCTGCGTTTAATGCTGATTCGGCACCGGACAAACCGATGCCTGACATATCAACATTGTTTTGCACTTGCGGAGTTGCACCAAGGTTTTGTGTCTGCGCCAATGGAGCATTGAAGCCTTGACCGGTTGTCATTGTTGGAGCATTCGGATTTGACATTCCGACAGTGCCAGTCACGCCTGTTTGCATCATCTGCTGCGGTGATGCGCCGCCGAAGTTTTCAAACTGACCGCCATCTGGTGATTTCATGCCGGTGGAGTAGCCGCCGCCTAACACGCCAACCTGTCCAGGCTGCATCATTTGATTAGTCTGCATCATCTGACCGCTGCGCAAGCCTGTCGGAGCCACGCCGGTCTGAAACATGTTTTTAGATTGCATCGTTTGAGCAACAGGTTGTGGCATTGCTTGTGGTAATTGCATTTGCTGCGGTCTCCCTAGTAGAGCGGAAATAGCAGCATTGGAGCCGCTTTGCTGGATTTGGTTAGATTGGTTAAATGCCTGCTTGAGAATGTCAGCAGATGACGCTTTCCCAGCGCCGATTTGGTCGATTGCTTGCTGATAGGATGTCTGCAGCCCTTGGTAAGCCTGCGGGAACAATTGCATGATGTCGTTGCGCGCTTGGTTGTAGTACTCTTTTTGAGTAGCCATTGCGCGGTCGCCAGCGGCAATCTGCTGTTTTGCAGCATCCTTTTCAGCACCGCCGAAAAACGTATCTTTAACCCAACCCATTGAGAACCTCATCTTTGGTTGCGCCAAGGTAAGCTTGGTCTATCAAATCACCTTGGAATAAATAGCTTTGCCGGTTAACGCCCTCGTTGATGAATCCAAACTGATGTGCGTAAGCGATTACGTTTGGATAGCAAACAGGAATTAAGGCAGTGAGTTTTGCAGCCCAAGGCGCAACGTCAAAAAAATGACTGAGTATTGCAGCGCCGATGTCTTTGGAGTGTGGTCTTTTGGCTGGTAGCACATGAGCATGTATGTCACATACGCAAGCGCCTATCTTGTCGAAAATAAAAACAGCGGATAGTTCATAATCTACGGTGCAAGCTATAAAGCACGAGGCCTGCGGGTCAATGTGTAAATTCGAACTATCGCTTTCTGTAATCGTCTTGAGTATATCAGGATGCGTCAATACTGACAAAATTTGGTCAG